GTCGACGAGCCGCCCGCGGGCACCTGCCCGGACAGGCGGGAGGTGACGGCCCCGCTCTGCGTGGCCACGGTGGGCAGCGCCGCCGACGACGGCAGCGTGGAATCGGACGCGAAGTTCATGTTCAGGGCGGTCGCCGGCTTCACCCCGTCGATGGGGCTGTACGCCTGGCCTGCGTTGGCGCCTTCCTCCAGCGGCCAGTAGGCGCGCGGCAGGTAGCCGGGCAGCCGTCGGGCCAGGACGCTCTGGAGGGGGTCCCGGCCGGAGTCCAGGCGCCGCTTCAGCGACTGGGCGGTGACGCGGACGATGCTGTCGGTGTCGGAGTCGTCCGTCTCGGCCGGCCACTCGGACACTTCGCCGTGGAAGCGGTAGTTCCTGGCCGCGATCTGCGCGCCGCCGGCCAGGGTCCACACGTTGCCGGTGGCGTCGGTGAAGCCGGCCGCCCCGGCCGGGACGGTACGGAAGTCGACGTCGGCCATGACGGGGCCCTTGATGCCGCGCCGCACCTGGGCGCGGTAGCAGTAGCCGAGGAACGGGGTCCGCGGCGGGGCGCCGGTGGGGTCGTTGATGCCGATGGCGAGCGGCCCGGACGTCACCGCCTGCGGGCCGGGCCCGGACGCGGTGAGCGGCAGGGACACCGACGTCCAGGGGGCGCCCCACTCGGCGGCCTGCCAGAACCTGACGGTCCAGACGCCGCTGCCGTTGTCGGCGTCCAGGGTGACGCGCAGGACGTTGCCGCCGTATCCGGCGATGTGCTGGAAGGCGTTGCGCTCGGTGCCGGTGGTGTCGATGAACCGGAACCGGAGGTAGCCGTAGTACACCGACAGCAGCCACTGCCGCTCTTCCGCGACCTGCGACCACTTTCCGATCAGGGTCTGGTTGGAGAGGGCGCCGGTCAGGGTGGCGTCGACCTCGATCCGCACGTCCAGGTCCCCGGCGATGTTCAGCTGGTCGCTGTGCGGGGTGGTGACGGTGCCGGTGTCGTCGTAGATCTCCAGGTGGCTGGACGCCCCCGGCACCGAGATACGGAGGGGCGTGTTGCGGGACAGCTGCCGGTAGTACGGCGACAGAGGATTCCGCGGGGAGTATCTGCCGTCCCGGTTGTCCAGGGCGAACACGTACTTCGACGGGTCCGCCTCGGACGCCCACGAGGATCGGCCGCGGGTGCCGGTCATGTCGGAGGCCGTGCGGACGTCGTCGCTGATGTCCGTCCAGGTGCCGCCCAGGTTGAGCTCGGTGGTGATGTCCACCCGCTACCCCCTCCCTTGCCCGTAGGCCCTCTGCACGCTGCCGCCGCCGTTGACGACGACCGAGCGGCGCATGAACTGGTTGAAGTCGTCCTCGCTGCCAACGAACTGGATCGTCAGCTTCTTTTCCACGGCCGCGCGGGCGGCGGCGGAGACGGACGTGTTGAGGTTGCCGGGGATGCTGTCGGTGACACCGTTCAGCTGCCGCTCGAAGGCGGGGAGCTGGTCGTCGACGCCGTCCATGAGGCCGGACATGAGCGCCTGCCCGGACGGGGCCAGCAGCTTCAGGTCGACCGTCATGGGCCCCTTCCAGTCGGGGATCATGGACGTGATCGAGCTGAACTTCGACTTCAGGGACCCGATCATCGACGAGACTCCGTTGATCAGGCCGCGGATGATGTCCCGTCCGGCGTTCAGCAGCAGCCGGCCGAGGTTGCCGACCGCGCTGGTGATCCGGCCCGGCAGGCCGCGCAGCCACGACACCAGGGACATCACCCGGTCGACCGCACCGGAGCGGACCTGGCCGAACCAGCCCGAGACGCGGCCCGGCAGCGCGGCGAACCAGCCGAAGATGCCCATCACCTTGTTGACCACCCAGGTCACCCCGGAGGAGATGGCTGATCCGGCGGCGGACAGGGCGCCGGACACCTTCGCCCACAGCCAGTCCCAGGCGGCGACCACGGCACCCGACATGGCCTTCCAGGTGTCCTGGAACCAGGTCGTCTTGGTGGCGATCACCACGATGATGGCGACCAGGGCGACGATCCCCGCGATGATCCACGTGATCGGGTTCGCGAAGAACGCGGAGTTGACCGCCCACAGGCCGATCGCCCAGATTCCCAGGGCCGCCGCGAGCGCGAAGACTACGGGGATGGCGGCCTTCACCAGCCCGGAGTTCTCTGCCAGGAACTGCGACACCGACGACAGCGTCGGCCCGAGCGCCTCCCCGAGCGTCGTGGACAGCGTCCGCATGATGCTGTTCCAGGCCTGACCCGGCGAGGCTGCCATGTTGTCGGCGACCGCCTTGGCGGAACCAGCCGTATCGTCCAGGCCCAGCGAGGCGATCCCGCCGGCCTTGCCGAGACCCTCAAGGACTGCCTGAGCATCCTCGCCCGGGCCGCCCATGAGCGCGGCCGCGAGCCGCGTCCGGTCGGTCTGGTCCTCCACCCCGGCCAGCGCGGTGGTGATCTGGTCCAGCGCCTCCGTGCCCTTGCCCGTGTTGATTAGGTTCTGAATGTCCTCGACATTCAGCTTCAGTTCCTTCAGCGGGTCCGCGACCGCGTCTGTGTCCGCGAGCCGCAGCGTGAGCTCCTTGAGGGTGTCCGCTACCTTGTCGATCTCGAACACGGGCGACTTGGCGGACTCGGCGAGCAGGCCCATCATCTGCGGACCGGTGAATCCGAGCTGGTCGAAGAACTGGGAGTACTCGCGGGTGACCGCGGGGATCTCCTCCCGCAGCGCGGGCGGCAGCTTCTTCGCCGCCGCCGTGATGAGGTCGAAAGCTTCCTGACCGTTCTTGGCCATGCCGGTCTTGATGAGCTCGCCGGCGGCCTGCGTCGACTCGGCGACGTCGAACTTGAAGGTGGCCGCGAGAGCTTCGGCCTGCCGGGTCAGCTCGGTCAGCTCGCCCTTGCTCATGCTGGTGAAGCCGCCCATGTTCTGCGACACGGCGGCCAGCGAGTCGGCGACGGTCACGACGGACTCGCCGAAGCCCTGCGCGAAGACGTCACCGGCGATCTGCCCGGCCTGCTGTGCCTGCCCCTCGGTCAGGCTCAGCTGGTTTTGCAGATTGGTCGTGGCCGTGGTGATGTCCATGGCCGACTGCAGGCCGGCCAGGAACAGCCCGCCGACGGCGATACCGGCCGCGCCGGCCGCGATGGTGGACAGGTTGTTCTCCACCTGTCCGGCCGCGTCCTGGCTGCCCTGGTCCAGGCCGGACGCGTCGATGCCGAGCCGGACCAGGACCTCATCAAGGACCGTCACGGCCGCCTCCCTTGCTGGTGTCGGAGCCGCCCAGGTGCCGGTTGATGCCCTTGACGGTGGCGAGCATCTGCCGCCAGTCCTGCTGCGCGCCGCGGTCCCACTTCGGCAGGAAGTCGGCCGGCTTCATCACGCGGGAGCCCTTGCCGCGGTTGGCGTTGGCGATGACCGAGGCGAGCATCGCCATCTGCACGTCGCCGCGGGCCGCCCCGAGGGGGCCGGTGATCCGCTCGTAGGCGATCCACTCGGTGAGCTCCTCCGAGGTGTGCGTGCGCAGCAGCTCAGCGACGGACAGGCCCTTGGCGAGGGCTAGTCGGAAGTAGAACTGCCGCTCGGGGCGGCTTCGGAGTTTCCCTCCGCGGCCTCCACGGCCTTCTTGCCGAGCCCGGACAGCCGCTGCGCGACCTGGTGGAGCTGCTGGAGGACGGCGCCGTTCTTCCGCCCGAGCTCCACCACTTCCTTGTCGGTGTAGAGCCGCTCGAAGTTCTCGTCGACCAGGCACATGGCGACCAGGCGGGCCGTGGAGTTCTCCAGGTTCACCCGCTGCACGGAGCCGTTCGGCCCGAGCTGCACGAGGGACTTCTCATACGCGTTGCGGGCCGTGCCGGACAGGCCCAGCAGGCGCACCTCGCCGCCCCACTCGGGGACGGGGACGTCCTCCCACTTGCGGTCGTCGGCGCCGTCGATCTGGGCGCGGGACAGAAGAGCCATACCGGCGTCCTTCCGGGTCAGGACAGGGTCGGCTTGCCGGTCACCTTGAAGGTGAGCGACGCCGACAGCTTGTCGTCGTAGGGGGCGTCCGGCTCGAAGCCGGTCATGATGGCGGCGAACGCCCAGGTGGTCGGCGTGGTCGGGTCGTCGGGGAAGACGAGCTGGTAGTTGCGCGGCTCGTCGTCGTCGAGGTCGGCGACCAGGAGGTCGTGCACGGCGGGCTGGTAGTTGATGTCGACGGACACCTCGCCGCCGTCCTTCAGGCCGCCGCGGAACTCCATCCAGGCGTCCGGGGAGCCGTGGCTGGTGACGTCGACGGTTTCCCGGGACAGGCCCGGGCCGGAGATCCCGGTGGCGTCGGCGATGGCCGTGAAGACCTCCACCTCCTGGCCGTCGCCCCGCTTGAGCTGCGTTCCGAACGCGTTGATTCCGGACATGCCGGTGCCTCCTCAGGCATGAGAAAGCCCCGGCCGTCTGGGCTCGGGGCGAGGGGTGGGAGGTGGTCAGGCCGGTTGTTCGGTGACCACCCGGTAGCGCAGCACCACGTGCCGGATGTCGCCGGGAGGCTCCGGATCGGTGAGGGTCTGCGAGAACTCGAACCGGGTGACGATGTGGTCAAGCCCGGTGATGGTGAGCGGCTGGTGGTCCAGCAGCGCGGTGATCTGGGCGGCGATGGCCAGGCCCTTGGAATGGCCGCGGTAGCGCGTCCACACGTGCAGCGTCACCACGGTCTGCCGGCCGTACCCGCCGTGCCGGTTGTCGGGGATCTCGGTCGCCTCACCGATGACGACGAACGGATAGACGTCGTCCTCGGGCACGTAGTCGAAGACGCCCGTGACGGTGCTCATCAGCTCGGTGTCCCCGGTCAGCCGGCCGTAGAGGGCCCGCTGAATCGGCAGCATCGCCTCCGGCGCGGTGGGTGTCGTCATCTCGGCAGCACCGCCCCCACCTTGGAGTTGATCCGGTCGCCGATCTTCGCCCGCTCCGCCTCTAGGGCGGGGACCAGGGCAGGGTTCGGCGGCCGCCGTCGGGTGCCGAGCTCCTGCCAGTACGCGTAGAGGTCGTCCAGATCCCACCAGCCGATCTCTGCCAGGAGCTGGTTGTTGTGGAAGCGGGCGTTGACGCTCTCCTGGAGGTTTCCGGTGTCCTTGGCGACCTTGCCCTTGGTGTCCTCCACGATGGCCCGTGCGGCTTCCCGTAGCGCTTCGAAGGCGGCCAGCCGGATATCGGTGCGCAGGTCGTTCAGCTGAGACCTCAGCCGGTCCGTGCCGATGACCTCCACCGTGATGGTGGTGCCCCCGCCGCGCCCGCGTCCGCCGCCGCCACGGCCTCTACGTCGTGCTGCCACGGCGCCCCCTCTCAGGTCAGCGGCGGCCCTTGGCCAGCAGCTTGCGGATGGCGGCCAGTTCGGCGGCCGTCGCCAGCTGCGCCCACACCAGCCGCTCGTCCGTGGGCAGCTTCGGATCCTCGGCCCGTTCCTTGCACTCGTGCGCCTCGGCGGCGATGTGCGGCTGTTCCATCAGCTCTCCTGCTGGGACTGGGTCAGCTCCACTTCGGCCTTGGAGTAGACCGGTGTGGACGGCTGCACCACGGACTGCACGCGGAACCGCTGGGCGGTGCCCAGGGCGTCCGTGCCGCGCAGCTCGTCGCCGCGCCGCACGTCCGCGCGCGCGGACAGGTACACGTTGTGGGAGTGGCGGGACCCGGTCTGCTGGGCGATCAGCCGCTCCGTGGGGGATGGCTGGTCGACCTTCGCGCGGACCGTGCCGACCTGCGCGGTGGTGACCTCTTCACCGCCCGCGCCGTCGTCCACGGTCGTCGTGCGCCACACCTGAAGGGTGCGGTTGAAGTGCCGGCCGATGCCCTTCATCGGGACATCAGCGCCGTGACGCTGTTCCCGAACCGGGCCGCGAGCCGGTCCCGCCAGGCCTGGGTGAGCTCCATCTCGGTGACCCGGCCGTCGGCCCCGTAGGTGACGGACCAGTCCCCGAGCCGCTCGGAGGTGATCTCCTTGTCGGCGGCCAAACCGGCGCCGCCGTCCTCCGACCGGTACGCCAGCAGTGCGGCCGCGACCATCCGGCACACCAGGTCGACGATGTCGTCCGGTACGGCGAGCAGGCCGTGGGTGTAGGTGACCTCCACCTCGGACGGGTCGCGGCCCGTCCAGCCGGCGGCGTTCCACAGGCGCCCGGAGACGAGCCTCCAGCCGGTGACGGTGCGGCCGTCCACGGTGACCGCGTCGACGGACACGATGGGCGGGCCGGGCAGCGTCAGCCGCTGTCCGGGCACGCCCTCCAGGGTGATGGTGGACGTGGTGCGGGTGATGGCCGTACCGGCCGCCTCCCGCACCGCTGCGGACGCCACGCCCAGGTACACGTTCACGACGGCCGTCTCCGAGGCGTCCACGGTCAGGCCGCGGGCCTCGAGGTCGGCCACCGTTGCGAGCGGGTCCAGCGCCACGGCGTCCCCTTCCCTGCTACTTGGCCATGTCGATCAGGTCGGCCTTGGTGTAGTTCGCCGCGTCCTCGCGGGACATGTGCTGCGTGCGGGCCACGTAGGCGATCCACTCGGACTTCGGCGCGTTCTGGGCGGGCCGGTCCGGGTCCGTGTCGGATTCGGGTCCGGAGACGAGCTCCTGGCGCGGCCTGGGGCCGTCCTCGCCGTCGCGGTCCTCGGAGTCGGATGCGAACTCGGTCCGCGGCTGCGGGCCTTCGTCTCCGGGCCGGTCACTGGGCTTGGACTTCACCTCGGTCCGCGGCTCGGGCCCGCCCGCCTGTGCGGCATCGGGCTCGCTGCCCGGCCACGACCACTCGCCGGACTTCAGGCGCCGCTCGATGAGGTCGCGCGTGAACGGCTGGCCGACGGTCACCCGGAACAGGGCGCCGGCGCTGCCGCGCAGCAGGACCTCATCGCCATCGTTCAGCTCATTGCCGCCCATCAGATGATCACATCCGCAGCGGCCAGGCCCGTCGGGCGGACGACCTTCGCGCCGTACAGGTGCAGGCCCTTCACGATGTCCGCGAAGCCCTTCTCCTTACGGGTCGCCTCGGTCTTGTTGATCTGTTCCGCGTAGGTCACCGCGCCGTTGTACCCGGCGATGACCAGCTTGCCCGCGCCCGCGCCCGGGCCGGCGGGGGCGTTGTTGGACTTGCGGATGGTGAAGCCGGCCGCCTCACCGACGAAGCCGTTCGTGCGGGTCGCCGCGGCCTGGGCGTCGCCCGTACCGACGAACCTGTCGTCCTTCTTGAGCAGGCCGTAGAAGGCGGGCGTGACGACCACCCAGCGGCCGTCGTCGGGGACGTTGTCCTCGTCGAGGATCGTGCCGAGGTCGACCAGCAGGTCGTAGGCGTCGGCGGCGGCGGACAGGGTCTGCTCCGCGACCAGGTTGCCTGCGTCCACGCCGGCGGCCATGAGGCCGGCAACGTAGGCGTCGGCGACGTCGCGCAGCTTGTAGGCGGCCTTGCGGGCCTGCTCGGTCAGGACGCGGCCGCCGTTGAACGCCTGGCGCTTCTCCACGTCGTCGACCTCGAACGCGAAGTACTTGCTCTGGTCGATGAGCAGCGTGGCGTCGGTGTCGTCGACGTCCTCGATGGTGATGTCGACGTGCGGGGTGTAGGTGCCGATGGTCGGCTCCGCCAGGCCCACGATGTGGACGGTGTCGCCGTAGTTGGCGATGTCACCCTCGTACTCGCGGTTGACGACGCCGGGCGCCGCGTAGACGTGCGACTTCTCCAGGGTGACCAGGAGGTTGGCGTTCCAGACTTCCGGCTTGAAGGCACTGATGGCCATGAGACTTCTCCTCGAAGGGGGTTACCGGGTGGAGCCGAGGTAGTCGTCCAGGCGGCCCTCGTTCTGGGCCTTGACGATCTCGGCGTGCTTGCCCGCCGCCGACAGACGCTTGACGTCCGCCTCGGTGAGCTGGGAGGGCCGAGCATTCCCCTTGCGGGCGCCGGAGTCTGCGGTCCCTTGGAACCGCGGCTTGGGGGTGCCGCCTTGCGCGGCCAGGTAGGGCTTGGACTTGAGCAGGTCGTCGATCGCGTCGGCGACCTCGTCGGCGTCGACGTTGCCGTCGTCGTCGACCTCAAAGGCGGACAGGTCCAGGAAGCGGTGCGCGTCGGCCGGGTCGGCGAGCTTGCCCGCGGCGGCGGCCTTCACCTCCGCCTTCACCAGACGCTCGTTCACGCGGGCCAGGGCCTGCGCTTCGGCCTGCCGCACGAGGGCGTCCGGGTCGGGCTGGTCGCCGTCGGCCGGCTTGTCGCGTTCGGCCAGCTGGGCCTCGAGGGCCCGGCGCCGCTCGCGTTCCGCCTTCAGCTTGCCCTTCATCGTGTCCAGGGCCTTCTTGCCCGGGTCACCGAGCTGGTCGGCGCCGTCCGGGTCGGCGTCCGGGTCGTCCACGGCAGCCGGGTCGACGGCGTCCGGCTCGGCGGGTTCGGCTGCCGGGTCCAGGTCGTCGTCGACGGCGGGCTCAACGGCAGGGGCGGGCGTGGTCATGATGTCTCCCATTGCGGGTGCGGGCCCGGGCATTGCGTGCGGGCGGGTCAGACGATGTAGCCGTGAGTGCGGAGCAGCTGGACGGCGTGCTCGCGGTTGTCGGCCTGGCGGTAGATCTCCTCCGGCATCAGCCGGGCCACGGTCGGGCGGAAACCGCGCATCGACCGCGACCGCGGGATGGCGCCCTCGGCTTGCAGCCGGCGGAACTCCCGGCGGCGGAACTCGCCGCGCACCGTGCCCTCGGTGGTGGTGATGGCCCGGCCGCCCAGCACGGACGCCGACTGCATGCCGCGGCGGGCGTTCACCAGCTGGCCCAGGTCGGCGCCCTCCGCGAGGGCCTTCGCGCCGGCCTCACCGAACGTCTTCCGCCGCTGGGCTTCGGACATCTGCGCCACCAGCTGTTTCGGCGACGCGGGCTTGGGCCGGTGCTCCCGGGTGACCGGCTCCATGCCGCAGTTGCAGCGCGGATGCCGCAGGAACGCTTTGTCGGTGTGGTACTCGTTCCCGGCCAGGACGATGCAGCGGTCACAGGCGCCGCCCTCCACCACACGGATGTAGCCGGTCACCGACGGGCGGGCGGTCATGCCCACCGAGTCGGCGGCCCGCCCCGTGTCCGCCACCGCCGTGCGGACGATGGCGTCCAGCAGCGACCGCCCGGCCACCAGGGACTGCACGATCGGCCGCCCCGCGGTGACCAGACGCAGTGCCGTCCAGATCGGCGCCATCAGCACCCCGGCGAGCGGGCGGCCCGCGCCGTCGACACCGGCGAACGCCTCCGGAATCGGGCGTCCGGCGTCCGGCCGGTCCTCGTTCTCCACGCCCAGCAGGCTGTTCAGCCACGGGCCGGTCATCTGCGCGGCGGTCAGCTGCCCGGACATCACGATGGCGAGGACGTCGCCCAGCAGGCCAGCCCACGACTGCACCAGGTTGTCCTGGTCCAGGCGCCGCCACACGCGATGTGTGGCCAGGGCCGTAGCGATAGCGAGACGCTGCCGCGCCTCCATGTGCGCGACCGCCTCCGGGGTCGGGCTCACGCCGCCGGCTCCTCACCCTCGTCGGACTCGTCGTCCTCGGGCGGCGGGCCGCCACCCTGGCCGGGGACTCCACCGAGCTGTCGGGTGAGCTCGGTGACCGGGTCGGCCTCCAGCTCCTCCATCCGCATGACCATGATGTCGGCGACCTCGGTGGGGGTGAGTCCGTATTTCAGGGCCAGCCACTTGAACGGAAAGCCGAGTTGCTTCAGCTTCAGCAGCGCGTCCGCCAGCTGCGCGTGGCTGCGGGACTCTGCGTCCTTCCACAGGACGCGTCCAGAGCGCAGTGCCTGCGCCTTGTCGTCCTCGCCGCGGGCCAGGGCGATCAGGCGGGCCATCTCCCGCAGGCCCTGCCCGGACCAGGTCTGCTTCTCCTCCACCCGCTTCACCAGCCCGGTCTCAGCGGCCAGCAGCGCCCCCTCGGCGAGGTTGGCCATCTTCCCGATGAGGTAGTGCTGCGGGGTGCGGGTCTGCGCGGCGAGGTGCCCCACGGCAACCTCGATCATGCCGGTGTACATGGTGAGGTTGGCGGCCTGCCACTCGCCGATGCGGACGTCCTTGCCGTTGAACATCATCACGCGGTCCACGGCGAACTTCTCGATGTCGACCGGCTGCGTGCCGATGACCTCGCCCTGGCTGTTCAGCTTCGGGATGACCGGCCGTTCGGCGCCCATGATGACCCGCTGCGGGAAGCTGGCGTAGTCGGACGCGGTGAACAGCTGCGCCCACAGCAGGTTGATGGCGTTCTGCATGGCGATGACGCCACCGACGTCGCTGATCGGGTCGGCCGCCAGGGCGGGCTTGTTCGGCAGCTCCACCATCGGCACCACGCCCATGGGGTTGGGCTGCGGGTTGGGCTCGTCACCCATCTCGCGCGGCGTCCACCGCTTCAGCGCCTCATCGACGTCCTGCATCTGCGGCGACTTGTCGCCGTCCGTGTTCAGGTGGGGCCTCGAGAACTTCCACACCTCATCGGCGAGGTACAGGGTGGCGAAGTCCTCACCGCCGTCCTGCCACCGCTTCAGCGCGGCCCGTCGGCGGCGACGCGAGCCGGGATCGTAGGCGATGACGCACTGCGAGGGGTCCTCGAACGTGACGACCGGCATGTCCGGGTCGTCTGGGTCACCCCACACCAGCACGAAGCAGCGGGCGTTGGTGACCGAGCCGAGGAACCCCAGCTGCGAGTCGGCGTCCAGGCCGTTGACCTGCCACACCTTCCACAGCTCCGCGTCGGCGTCCGTCTCCCCGGACGCCTGGAAGCCGGTCACGGTCATCCGCTCCACCGGAGAGTCGGCCACCACCTGCGTCCAGTTGTCGGAGAAGTCGCGGTAGCGGTCCCCGTGGAACTTCGCGAACTCATCCGACGCGAACTTCAGCGGATGGTCCCCCCGGTAGAACGCGTTGTGGATCCGGATGTCCCGCTCGCGCTGCATCAGCTCCGCCTCGAGCAGCTGCACCAGCTGGAGGGCCTGTTCATACGTCGCCATCGGGCCCCCTCTCAGCTGCCGTAGTAAAAGGACTGCTGCTTCTCTGCCAGGCCGGCCGCGATGACGTCCCCGAGGGCCTCGTGCGCGAGGACGCTCGGGATGGTGGCGTCGATCTTCTGCACAGGACTCGCCTTGCGGAGCACGTACCGGTCCATCGGGCGCGCGGCCGCACGCGTGTTGGCGATGTGGTCCGCCGTGGTCGGGCAGCCGTCGTGCGTGAACGTCCCGTCTTTCTTGACCACGTCGGTCTTCAGCCGCTCGCACGCCGAGTGCATCGCCACGATGCGCCGGGTGTGCCAGCGGATGACGCGTTCCTCGCCGTACAGGTCGACCCAGTCGTCGATCTCGGTCTCCCAGTACGGGGGGTCCGCGTACAGCCGGACCACGTCGTAGCGGAACATCAGCTGCTGCATCGCCGCCCGCACCTCGGCGCGCGGCACCTGCCCCCCGTAGTCGGCCGGGTTCCAGATGGTCGGCTCGTCGTTCTCCCCGTACACCGGGGTGAACTGGTAGCCGTCCATCGTCTCCGCGCGGATCGCCGTCCAGTCGTCGACGTCGCTGCCGTCGAAGCCGAGGACGATCCGCGTCATCGGGCGCACGCGCCGCGGGCTGGCCTTGGCCGCCCACTTCGCCGTGTCCAGCCAGGCCGCCGACCCCGACACGCACCGGTTACCGAAGAACCGTTCGGCCTGCGCCGGGTCCTTCTCCATGATCTCGGCGGCTTCTGCCTCGATCGCGTCCAGGTCGACGTGGTCGGACCCGGCGTAGACGATCGTATGGATCTTCCGGCGGTCCCGCTTGTTGCCGTAGGACAGCGTCTTTGGCGCCTGCGGGTGGTACTTGAAGATGTCCCGGGACTTCGACTCGGACGTCGTCTGCGCCACCGAGTTCTCGGACGGGTCCCAGCCGTTCGTCGTCTCCATCGACCGGCCACCCATACCGGCCAGACCACGCCGCTGCGTCTCAGCGACCCGGCGCAGCTTGTTCGCCGTCGTCCACAGCCCGGTCTCGTCCTGGTTGGCGAACGTGATCGGGTTACCCAGCCGGGACATCGCCGACGACGTCACCGTGTCGATGCGGCCCGAGTCGCCGACCCGGGTGAACTCCTCGCCCACCCGCATGAACTCGCTGAGCGGGCCCAGCTTCACCATGCTCCGCAGCGGCCGGTAGACGTTGTCGACCTGGTCCTCCGCCGTGGCCACCAGCTGAATCAGCGGAGTAGGCCACGGCGTGCCCATCGGCTCGCCCGGCTCGTACTGATACCACCAGCCGCAAGCGCAGCCGTGGTCCGAGCACCGGTACACCTCGCCGCCGCGCGCCCACCCCGCGAAGACGACCGGGCCCGCGGCTTCCGCCAGCGTGATGGACGCCGACCACGGGCCCTTGCCGGTCTTCTGCGGCGCGACGATCTGGCTACGGCGGTAGTGGAACGCCGGCGCCAACTGCCCCTCGGTCGCCTCCGGGCGGACCCGGTAGTGGTTGACCGTGCACCACAACTGCCACGGGTACAGCTCGAGGTCCTCGCCCTGCCGGAACCCGTCCGGGATCGGGCAGTGGGCCTCGATCCAGTCCGGGACGATCCAGAGCGTGGGGAAGTCGACGACGAACTCGGGCCCGGCGTCAGGACCCTTCGCCACTGGGCACGACCTTCATGCGGTCACGGGCCGAACGGCGCCGCGGCGCCTCCGCAGCACCCGCCGGGAGGTCCAGCACCACCGCGTCCATGGCCGGGGCGATCTTCCACCGGTTGCGCAGCATGCCGGAGACGCTCAGTCCGAGGCTGTCCAGGTAGCCACGCACCATCTTCTTGATGTCCGCGCGGGCGTCCGGCCGCTCCGCCTCCGCCAGCGTCCGGCAGAACAGCGCCACCTCGAGGGCCTGGCCCAGCTCCGCCCACATAACCGCCTGCGGCTTCGCCCACAGGTCTGCCCAGATGGCTTCCTCGCGCGGCGTCGCCTCGGTCAGCGGCCACTCGGGCACCTCACCGGTGTAGCCGTCCGCCGGCAGCGTCTTCCAGCCGCCGCTCTCCGCCGCCTTCATCTGCCGCAGCGAGTTCGGGTCCGGCGGCGGCCCGGATACGGTGCGCGCTCCTCCACGGGGCATGTCGATCACTCCTCCACGCTGCGTTGCGCAGCACGAACGGCGTCACCTTGCGTGACGGCTGGTGGACCTCTGAACCCGACGGACCGGAC